GGTGGGGCATCTGTTGCTCAAAATGGTTCAACAGGTAATAACGGGAATCCTGGTGTTGCAAGTTCAATTATTGGAACAGGAGTTTCTGTATCTGCTACTGGTGGCGGTTATGGCGGTAGGTTTACTCAAGTGGGAGGCAGCGGTGGTTCTGCTGGAGGCTCTGGCGCAAGTAACGTAGTTGGCACTCCTACAACATCAACAAGCGGGACATCTGGACAAGGAAACGCCGGCGGAAGAGGTTATAGATTTAGTACCCCATCTGCTAGATGGCTTAGTGGTGGCGGTGGTGGCGCAGGCGCAGTAGGCGGTGATGCCTCGGTTGCTACTGTTGGCGGCATAGGTGGCGATGGTTTAACGTCATCTATTTCTGGAACTAGCACTTATTACGCTGGTGGTGGTGGCGGTGGTGGTGAAGGCACAACGCTGGCCCCTGCTGGTGGAACTGGAGGTGGTGGTGCTGGTGTTGTAGCCACTTCAACTTCCACAAGTGGAACAGCAGGAACAGCAAACACAGGCGGCGGTGGCGGCGGAGCAGCAATATCTGCTGGCACAACATCAGGTGCTGGTGGTTCTGGTGTGGTCATAATTAGTTATTCAAACACTTATGACGCAGCAGCATCTACAACAGGCTCACCCACAATAACCAATGTTGGCGGTAATCGTATTTATACATTTACCGGCAACGGGTCTATTACGTTCTAATCATGGCACATTTTGCAAAACTTGACGAAAACAACGTAGTGCTTGAAGTGCATTGCGTTCATAACAATGAGTTATTGGTTGATGGCGTGGAGTCTGAAGCCAAAGGCGTAGCATTTTTGGTTATGTGGAGCAATGGGTATCCATTTTGGAAACAAACTTCTTATAATGGGTCAATGCGTAAAAATTACGCAGCAATTGGTTATATTTACGACCAACAAAGGGATGCGTTTATACCGCCAAAGCCTGATGGTGATTATGTCTTAGACGAACAAACCTGCCAATGGATTGAATCATGAGCCTACCACGCAATTTATCCATCCTTGCCGAAAACACAAGCGCAACAGGCGTTGTTACGACTGCAACAAATGCAAACAACGTGGCTGTGACTAATGACACAACTACGGCAACATCGGTCTATCCGACCTGGGTAACGGCAAACACAGGTAATTTGCCGATTTACGTCACGTCAACCAAACTTAGTTTTACGCCATCCACCGGCGCATTGCTGGCATCTAAACTTATAATTGCACCATAAGGAAGCATCATGGGAACTTTAACTTTTCAAGCGGCATTAGGCGGTTCGGTTAACTTGCTTGGCCCTAATACGGCATCAAACATTAACTTTACGCTTCCTAGCGCGGATGGCACTAGCGGACAACCATTGCAGACTAACGGCAGCGGTACGCTTTCCTTTGCTAACCTGGCAATTGCTAACGGCGGCACGGGTGCTACGTCTTTTACAGCTAATCAAATCCATTACGGGTCGTTTAGCCAATCGGCTGGCCTGACCTTTGATGGAACAAACTTTGCCACTACCGGCACGGCAACGGCAGCAAAATTGATTCCCACTGGAACAAGCGTCACGGGTAATGGGATGTATTTGCCTGCTACCAATGCGCTAGGCTTTTCTACAGCAGGCGTAGAAGCCATGCGTATCGACTCCAGCGGTAGATTACTGGTTGGAAGTACAAGTTCATCTATTGGTGGAGTAAATGTAGCTCTAGCTTTAGATGCAACTACTGCTAATACAGGATATGGTCTTGGTATTAATGGAAATGCCTCTAACACACAAGTTGCCCGTTTTGCTTATGCTGGAACGGCAGTTGGTTCAATTGTTGTATCAGGTTCTACAACAACATACAATGTAGCTTCTGACCAGCGATTAAAAGAAAACATTGTTGATGCGCCTGAGTTTGGTAGCGTTATTGATGCCATGCAAGTTCGCAGTTTTGATTGGATTACAGACCAAACACATCAACGTGCAGGTTTTGTTGCTCAAGAAATTATTAATGTAGCTTCAGAAGCTGTATATCAGCCTATTGACCCAAAAGAAATGATGGCAGTAGATTACTCTAAACTTGTACCAATGCTAGTTAAAGAAATCCAATCATTACGCAAACGCCTAACGACACTAGAAACAAAATGACCGACAAGCTAACCCTATCCGTAAATTTGATTAACGCCGTGCTTGCTTACCTTGGTACAAAGCCGTACCAAGAAGTGTTCCAATTGGTAGAGGCTTTGCAAAAAGAAGCTAAAGAGCAGCCCAAAAAGCAAGAATGATTACAACTTGGAAGATTCTTGATATTTCCGTGGATGGCGAGGCAATAACCCACGCCAAATACCACGTTTTAGCTACTGATGACAAAAACGTAGTTGAAACTGAAGGAAATTGGGATTTTGACAAGTTCAGCGTAAAGACGCCTTACGCCAAGGTTACTGAAAATCAGGTAATTTCTTGGATAAAAGAAGGTGCAACCCAATACGGGAAAAATGTAATAGAATCACGGTTAGAGGAACAATTGGCGCTTCTTAGCAAGACGAAATCTGTTGTGCCTCCCTGGAAACCGCCTGTGTTTACCTTGGAGCAACAATGGCACAGCCAATCGACATAGTTTCTAGATCATTGAAAGACATCGGCGCATTAGAGGCCGGTGAAACGCCTACGCCCGAAGCGGCGCAAGATGCGTTCGATATGCTCAACGATATGTTAGATCAATGGTCTAACGAAGACATGATGGTCTACAACTTCACGGAAATTATTTTCCCCGTGGTTGGTGGGCAAACTCAATACACAATCGGGCCAGGCGGTTCAGTCGGTGCAACCTTTACCGGCTCAATTTCGGGCAACGTCCTGACAGTCACCGCCATTTCGTCGGGAGCTATCACTCTTAACCAAACTCTTAGCGGTAGTGGAATAACGGCAGGAACGACCATTGTGTCGTTTATCGGCGGGGCTGGTGGCAATGTATTGGAAGCTGGAACGTATCAGGTAAACATATCTCAAACAGTAGCCAGCACGACAATCTCAGCTTACTACCAAAAGCCTTTGCGGGTAAATTCTGCTTATGTGCGGATTAACACCACGTCCAATGGACAGCCAATTTACGGCGGTGGCCTTGACTATCCGGTTGCGGTATTGACCCTAGACGATTACTCCATGATTGGCCTAAAGTCGTTAAACGGCCCGTGGCCTAAAGCCCTGTACTACAACCCTGGCGACACTTTGGGTAATTTGAGTGTTTGGCCTAACCCAGCGCAAGGCGAAATGCACTTGTTTACGGACACTATCTTTGCCCGTTTTACAACCATGTATGACATCATGCGTATCCCACAAGGCTATGTAAACGCCTTGCGCTGGTGTTTAGCTGAACGCCTAATGCCTATGTATGGCAAAGCCTCCCCTGTGCAAATTAGCATGATTCAGAAGTTTGCAGGCGAAGCAAAAGCCACAATTAAGCGCACAAATATGCGGCCTCAAATGGTGGCGCGTTATGCGGATGCGCTGCTTACAGGGCGGTCTAAAGATGCTGGCTGGATTCTCACAGGCGGCTTTTTGCGCTAAGGGACAGATATGCCCGAATTTGGTTTTGTTGGCCCAAGTTACGAAGCACCGTCTATCTATCAAGACGCGCAAGAGTGTATTAATTTCTTTCCCGAAATTGACCCACTCAAGCAACCTGGTGTTCGCGGTGTGGTGGCGCTTTACCCAACGCCAGGGCTAACCCTTGAAGCTGTCCTAAACAATGCCGAAGTACGCGGTATGCGTACCCTTTCGGGTGGTAGCCAAATGCTTGTGGTCTGCGGGCCTTACGTTTACGTCTTTACGTCTAACCTTAGTGCAACCGTTGTTGGCTTGCTTAATTCGTCATCGGGACGGGTTGGCATATCTGACAACGGAATAAACGCTTACATTGTGGATGGGGCGTATCGGTACACATGGCGCATTTCTAGCCCAGCAAACGCCGTTTTTACGGGTTCTATCAGCGGCACTACCCTAACGGTAACAAACGTCAGCAGCGGCACAATTACGGCTAACCAAAGCCTTACAGGTATTGGCATCACGGCAGAGACTGTGATTACTGCCTTGGGTTCGGGGTCAGGTGGTGTTGGCACTTACACCATTAACCTAAGTCAGACCGTAGCGGCAGAGCCAATGGCCTCCGCTGCGGTGGGCGCAAGATATACGGCTACTGTTTCGGGCACAACCATGACCGTATCGGCAGTGGCCTCTGGGACTATTTACCTTGGTCAAACAGTACAAGGCGCAGGCGTTACCGCAGGAACAATCGTCACTGCCTTTGGAACTGGCTCGGGCAGTACGGGTACTTACACAATCAGTTCGTCTTTGACTATTGCAGTAGGTCAGACAATGTACGGGCTTAACTTTAGCGTTTTGCCTAGTTCTGATGGCGCTTTTAGTGGCGGCACATCGGTGGACATCATTGACAATTACTTTGTCTACAACAACCCTGGCACGCAGCAATGGGGTTCGTCTAACCTACTGAGCACCATTTCGCCATCTACTAGCTACGCATTTAAAGATGGCGCTCCGGATAAATTGGTGGCTTTGATTGTTGACCACCGCGAAGTCTATTTGATGGGCGAGGCATCCTCTGAGGTGTGGAGCGATGTGGGCGCAGTACCATTTCCTTTCCAGCGTATTCCAGGCACTTCCACCCAGCACGGCATTGCGGCTCAGTTTTCTGTAGCCCGTCTAGGTAATTCGTTTGCGTATGTATCTCGCAACAATCGAGGTCAAGCACAAATCATGCAAATGAATGGTTACATCCCACAAAGGATTTCTAACCATGCAGTTGAGAACACTTTAACGAATAAATACATTGATGACGCAATTTCGTTTACTTACCAGCTAGAAGGCCATGAAGTTTACGTTACAACTTTCCCTACGTTGAATTTGACATGGGCGTATGACTCCACCACGGGGATGTGGCACAAGTGGTTGTCTATGGCCTCGGATGGGTCTTATCAACGTCACCGCAGTAATTGCTCGGCAGTTTTCCAAGGCTTGGTTTTGGTGGGCGATTATGAAAACGGCAAAATCTATTCGCTAGACAAACTAAATTACACCGACAACGGCACAAACGTCCGCAGGTTACGCCGTGCGCCTCACTTGGTGACTGACTTCCAGCGCCAATACTTTGATGAATTGCAGCTTCAATTCCAACCAGGCGTAGGCACAACTGGTCTATCTGTTAGACCGCTGTCAACCAGTAATTACTTGGGTTCGCCCTACATTATTGCGCCGACTGCCACGTTTACCATTGAGCCTTTCATGACTTACATCATTGGCAATGCGGTGGCAACCTACTTTACAGACACCACAACAAACCCGCAAGCAATGTTGCGCTGGTCTAATGATGGCGGCTCTACATGGTCGCGGGAATATTGGACAAGCATCGGTCAATTAGGAAGATACAAAAACCGCGCTATCTGGCGGCGTTTGGGCATGGCGCGTGATCGAGTGTTTGAAGTGTCTATCAGCGACCCTGTAAACGCTGTTATTGTTTCTGCAAATCTTAAAGCCACAAATGGGGATAGCTAATGGCATTGTCTAACACTCAGCAAATTAATCCGTATCCACAAGCGCCGTTTTTGGATGGGAACACAAACCGCCCATCACGCGCATGGCAGCAGTTTTTCCTTAATTTGTTAAATTTTTCTAGTGCTACAACGGCTACCGCTGGGGCTGCTACGTTGCCCGCTAACCCCGTGGGGTTTATAAATGTCACCGTAAACGGTAACGCTTATAAAATCCCATACTACAACGTATAAGGATTAATCATGGCAGAACGCAAAGACGGAACAGAAAAAGCGGCAAATGCTGCTTCACAAGGTGTAATTGATGCGCCAAAGCCAGATAGTATCTTGGCGCTTGAAAAACAATATGGTAAAACTTTACAACCGTATTACGCACAAACACAAGCATCACGCGAAGGAATGGCAGAGGATTATGGCCCACCAATAGGTTATTCTTTTGAGAATGAAAATGGACAAAATGTTCATTTCGACACAAGTGGTAATTTTCAAGAAGTACAACAAAGACGCAGCGTAGCGCAAGATTTATTGCCTCTTATTGGTGCTTTTGCTGGCGCAACATTTCTTGGCCCTGCGCTTAATAGTTTGGCTAGTAGTGCAGGCTTTGGTGGTGCGCCGGCTTTAGGAAATACTGCTGCTCTTACTGCTGGGCAAGTTGGAGCATTAGGAACTGAAGCTGGTTTAACAACAGGTGGTGCTGGTGCGGCTGGAATGGGCGGCGGTGCAGGATTGACTGGCGGAACTTTAGGAACAGGCGCAACTTTAGGAACAGGCGCAACTCTTGGCACTGGAACAACTTTAGGAACTCTTGGCACAGGAGCGGCTGGAATGGGCGGCGGTTCAGGATTAACTGCGGCAGCAAGTACAGCTTTGGCTGCTGGCAGTGCATTGGCGTCAGGAAACACTGGTATACCGTCAATGGGTAACGGGACAGGATTAACTGCTCTTCCAAATATTGGTGCTCCTCCTGGAGCGCCTTTAGCTGTTCCAAATATTCAAATTCCTGGAATGGGTAGTGGCACAGGACTTACAGTTCCTGCGGCTGGTGGTGGTACTGTTGGAGCTAATGGCGTTACTGTTCCTGGAATGCCAAGCGGAACAATTGACCCTTCCGCTTTGGCAAGCAACCCAAATTTGCTCAAACAATTGCAAGATGCAACCGGCCTTAATTTGACACAGCTTGCAGCATTGCTATCGGGCGGCGTAAATGCGCTTACATCGGCAAATACATCTAGCGCAATAGGTCAGGGTCTTAAAGCACAGCAAGACGCTACAAAAGCCTCGCAAGACGTTCTGAAGGGTGTTTACAACCAGCAGTTAGGTTTCCAGCAGCCCTACCAAGGCACGGGCGTAAATGCCATTAATCAGCTTGGTCAACTTGGTAGCGGTCAGTATCAACAATACGATACAGTTACAGGGCAGCCCACCACAATGGGCACAGGCTCGGGTTACTTAACTCACCAATTTGATAAAAACGATCTTGCCGGTGGATTGGCGCCGAACTACGACTTCATGCTTCAGCAGGGCCAAATGGCTAACCAGCGTGCGGCAAACGTGGGCGGTGGAGCGTTGTCGGGCAATACGTTGCAAGGCTTGCAAAACTACACGCAAAACTACGCTGGCAATGCGTACCAAAACGCATTCCAAAATTATCAGACGCAGCGTAACAACATCTACAAGAATTTGTCAGACATGGCGGGAATTGGTCAAACCGCTAACCAACAGGCAGGCCAAGCTGGTCAGGCTTATGGAACAGGCATTACAGGCTTGAATACGGGCCTTGCAAACGCTACGGCGGCTGCTATGCTTGGACAGGCTCAAGCGGCTGGTGGTGGTGCTAATTCCTTGGCGAACTCAACTTTCCTTGCATCATTGCTAAACCAAGGTAAAGCGCAGCCGACCAATCAAACTACCCCTGTGATGGGATAAGGATTAAACATGGCAGACTTTTTTACCGGCTACACCAATCCTGTCCAGCAGACAAGCCTGGCAGATATGATGAACTTGGCATCGGGTGTGCAGAACTACCAGCAAGCGCAGCAACTTAACCCGTTAACTTTGCAAGCAAAGCAATTGGAATTGCAGCAAGCACAACAACTCAACCCGTTAAATTTACAAAAAGCACAAGCTGAAGCTAGGGTCGCAACAGAGACAGCCGACCCAAGGATAACTGCTGCAAAAGCACAAGCAGAAACCGCATTAAGCGAATCTGACATAAAAAGATTGCAAAAAATAAATGCATTTCATTCAAATGCAGCGCGACAATTGCTTGGCCTTGCGGCAAAAGAAGACATTACTCCGCAGGCCATTGTGGAATCTATGACTAAAACGCTAAAAGACAGCGGCGCTAGTGAAGATGCCATCAAACAATCAATGGCTCAAATTCCTAAAACTGGCACGCCTTCAGAACTGCGTTTGTGGGTTGGTCGCAATGGCTTGCAATCTTTGGATGCGGCAGGGCAAATTGAAAAACTATATCCTGCAACGCAAGCAATCTCTACTGGCGCGGCTACTGTGCCAATGACTGCGGGCGGTGCGCTTGCAGTACAAGCCCCAGGCCAACAAGTAGGGCCAGGCATTGAAACTCAATTGCCTCCTTCTACTACGGTTGCAGGGCCATCGGGTGAAACCACTTATCTCGGCCCACAATCGCAAAGACCTGCTGGGCCGGTGCAGGCTGGTGTTGGCCCTGCCACTACAAACTTGCAAGCTAATTTGGGCACAACATTGGGTGGCGAGTGGGCAAACACTTCCCAAAAAGCTAGTGAAGCGCCACAAAAAATTGCTATCTATCAAAACATCAAAAAGCTAATTCCTGAGTCTTACACAGGCGCATT